CGAATTAACACAGATGACGGCAGAGCCAGCATGTAGCACAGACCCAGATGCCCCACACGGATTTAACCGCAGCGAATCGCATACAAGGGGTCGTTATGTGTGCGACTGTGAGGTATGGGTGCTGTGAAGCCGCTTTCTGGCAAGCCGAAAAAGTGTCCTGTATGTGATAATGCGTTTATACCGCAGCGCACTATGCAGAGAACTTGCGGATGGCAATGCGCGTTAAAGTTTGTGGATATGACAAGCAAAAAAGAATGGGATAAGGAAACCATTAAGCGCAAGCGGGAACTATTAGACAATGATCCAGCACACTGGAAATACAAAGCACAGACCGCCTTCAATGCATACATACGCGCTCGTGATCGTGGTCTGCCTTGCGTATCTTGTGGGGTTCCAGACGGGCAGGGTAAGCGCAATGCTGGACATTTTAAGCCTGCCAGTATCAATACAGCATTAAGGTTTGATGAAGCAAACTGCCACGGCCAGTGTGAGCGGTGCAATACCTCGCTGTCCGGCAATCTGGCAAACTATCGGCCAGAGCTTGTGCGCAGAATCGGATTGCCAGAGGTAGAGAGGCTTGAAAATGATAAGTCTATAAAAAAATGGACGATTGATGATCTGAAGTCTATATATAACCACTACAAAACCAGGGAGCAAAAGCACTGTATATCCGAACACTGCCGTTCGTCGGCTGAGTGAAAATAATTTGTCCGGGCTGTTGCGTTACGCGTAACGTGTGCTATTATGTACACATGGACTGAGCAATAACGCGAATCCATAACGGAGATTCAGAGACATGTACGATTCAGCACAGAACGAGATAGATTTCATTGCAATGAAAAGCGGAGCAAAAACAGTTAGTCGCTTTCAAGCAACTGAAGAAAAGAAAACAGCAATGGCAGCACAGATACAGAAGTTTGAAGATTCGGTGTCTGCCGCACTTGCAGCAGCTCAAGCAGAATGGGACGAGGAATAAGACATGTCATATAAAATCACAAAAAACGGCAACACTATATCCAACGGTTTTATGAGCTTTGAAGAAGCGTGCGAAAGAATGCACGAACTTAAAAACGAAGAGTTTGAAGAATTTGGAACTACAAAAACCATCTACGAGGTCGTAGAAGAGTGATTATTGAAGAAAAGCAGGCGCAAGCCCAAAAATCCACGGCAGAAAGGCAGGCTGCATACAGGGCGCGGCAGGCTGCAAAAGACAATACCGAAGTGCGCGGAATTTTTGCAAAAGCAGAGCATCACGAAAAGATCAAGAAGTACGCGGCGAAGCTAAAAGATTAACCAGTTGTTCGTGCAGGCCGCGATCATAGATGGTGCATTAATTGCACAGGCCAAAGGAAAGCATTGTCTGTAGTGTCACTTGTTGCTATAATCCTACAAACAATCATGGATTGTACCTATGGGCGTTGTTAAGGCCGCTTTCAAGATAAACCCAGCTAGACTGCAGTCATTGCTTAACGATCTTGACGCAGAGTTAAGCGCATGCAGCAATGACGACCTGGCTGATTTATTAGCGGCAGGATATATACCACAGCACGTGTTCTATGCGGCTATAAGCACTCGTAATACTTCACGGCTTAAATCGTGGGCACAGAAAGTAATGGCAAACGCAGATTTACGGCCAGCGTTTGAGAATGTATTTAAGGACGATCTGGATATGCGAAAGACACCAATAGGTGGCTACGCGTCCATTGTTACCGACTATGCTTTCAAAGGGTTTGCTGCTGGGGTGCAAAGTGATCGTAACGGTCAGCATTCGCACAAAGCAGATTAAGGCGGCAATCAGCCAGAGAGCAGGCGACACGGCAAAAGACGCATCACGCAGGGCAAGGATAGAGGCTGCACTAGCAGGGATACACCACTACCACGGCGTACCGTGCAAGTGTGGCAATACGCTCAGGATGTTATCAACAATGGCCTGTGTACACTGCCACGCAAAGCTACATCTAGCTTATATGCGTAGAGCCAGACAGCGCAAGACAGAAGAATCAAACGAGAATCAAACGCATTAACCTATATCAAAGTTTGTTAATTTAGTCTTTGCTAATCAATGAGATGTTAAAAAACAATGGCAGGAGCACCGAGAGGAAATAACAATCCATCAAAGGGCGCTAGGCTATCGGCTTTTTTGCGTGAGCGCATTGCTGAGCGTGATATTCAGGAGGGGATTGTGTCTGTGCTGATTGCCAAAGCGCTAGACGGTGATATGTCAGCTATTAAGGAGATATTCGACAGGACAGAGGGCAAAGCAATGCAGGCTCTAGAGCTGTCAACTCCTGATGGATTCACGGTGACTAGAATTGAGCGCCACATTGTAGACCAAGCGGAGCCAGTTAAGCTTGTCCACTCTGCGGATTGAGACGCCAAGGGTATTCCTGCCACTGCTTCAGCCTGCTAGGTACCTTGGCGCGCACGGAGGACGTGGAAGCGGGAAGAGTCATTTTTTTGCTGAGCTGTGCATTGAGCGGTGCTTGCTGGACAGAACGGATATTGTCTGTATCAGGGAGACGCAGATCAGCCTTGCGCAGTCTGTTAAGCGACTGCTAGAGCAAAAAATTGAAGCGTTAGGCGTTGGGCATCTGTTCGAGGTGCAAAAGACTCAGATAACGCACAGGGAGAACGGCAGCCTGATTATATTTCAGGGCATGCAGAACCACACTGCTGACTCTATCAAGTCACTGGAAGGTTTCGACGTTGCATGGGTAGAAGAAGCACAGAGCCTAAGCCAGCGCAGTCTTGACCTGTTGAGGCCGACGATTCGCAAGCCCAAAAGCCAGATATGGTTTAGTTGGAATCCTGACGAAGCGACAGACCCAATTGACGCATTTCTGAGATGCGAAAATCCACCCCCTGATTCGATTGTCGTTGAGGCAAACTTTAGTGACAATCCGTTTCTTCCTGATGTGCTGCGGGAGGAAATGGAGTATGACAGATCGCGCGACATTGACAAATACGCGCATGTTTGGCTTGGTCAATACAACACGCGGTCAGCGGCCAGAGTGTTTAATAACTGGACTATTGCCGAGTTTGATGTGCCAGACGGCGCTGTGTTCAGGTTTGGTGCAGATTGGGGATTTTCTATTGATCCGTCTGTATTGGTTCGTGCCAGAGAGGAAGGCCGCAAGCTTTACATTGATTACGAGGCATACATGGTCGGCTGTGAGATAGACCAATTGCCTACGCTGTTTGATTCCGTGCCAGATGCAAGGCGTTGGATTATTACGGCAGATAGCGCAAGGCCAGAGACAATCAGCTACATGCAGCGTCATGGATACCCTAAGATTGTTTCGGCTGTGAAGGGTGCCAGATCAATCGAGGAAGGCATCGAGTTTCTGCGGTCGTTTGATATTGTCGTGCATCCTCGGTGCGTGAACACAGCAAAAGAGCTTGCTGCGTACAGTTACAAGGTAGACTCAAAGACTGGCGAAGTGTTGCCTTATCTTGAGGACAAGGATAATCACATCATTGACGCGCTACGGTATGCATGCGAAGGGCTTCGATTATCACGCAGGCCGGTCAAGATTGAGCGAACAATACGAGCGCCAGCGCCTAAGTTGTTCGGCTCGTGACACTACCTGCATATTGATATAAACCGCTAGTCTTGCGCGAGAAACCCACTTACTTGAGCTGTGCTATGTCCGAAATAGACGAAACAACAGAAAAAGAATCGGACGATTATGGCAAGCTGAGCGATGTTGAGCTAGTCAAGATTGCAAAGGAGCGCTACAAGCGCGGTCTGGATGCGCAGTCACAGAACCGGTCAAACTTTAAGTCTGATGTGGAGTTCGCGCATGGCGATCAGTGGCCGCCAGCACTCAAGACGCGCAGGGAAAGCCAGAACCAGCCTTGCATCGAAGTAAACAGGCTGCCTGCATTTATCAACTCGGTAACTAATGAGATACGCCAAAAGCGTCCGTCTGTGAAGGTTCGCCCAGTTGACGATGGCGCAGACGTTGAGGTGGCGGATATTTACAGCGACATAATCCGGCACATTGAGAGCAACTCGCAGGCTGATATTGCGTACGATAACGCGGCATATTACGCGGTGGCTGGCGGGTTTGGCTTCTTCCGAGTTGTCACTGATTACATTCCAGGCACATTCGACCAAGATATTTACATCAAGCCGGTGGTGAATTCACTGGCTGTTGTGTATGACTGTGACGCGGTTGGATTGGATGGCTCGGACTGGCAGTGGTGCTTCATTACTGATGAGATGCTCAAGGATGAATTCAAGCACGAATATCCCAAGATTGATACGTCAAACTGGTCGGAAGCGTCTGAAGCTGAGGGGTGGCACGATAAAGACAAAGTACGCATTGCCGAGTATTTCTGGATTGAGAAGTGCAAGGAAACGCTGTATTTGCTGAAAGACGGCACAATCATGGAAGACGAGGCTTGGATTAACGCAGGCAAGCCTGATTACATCGACACACGCGAAGCAGAGATGCCATGCGTGTATTGGGCGAAGATTGGCGGCGAGTCTGTGCTGGAGCGCGGAGAGTGGGCTGGCGATATGATTCCGGTCGTGCCAGTGTTTGGCGATCAGGTCATGATTGATGGAAAACGCACGCTGTTGTCGCTGATACGGTTCGCCAAAGATGCGCAGCGCATGCTTAACTACTTCCGCAGTACTGAGGCCGAGTTACTTGCGTTGGCTCCAAAAGCGCCATACATGGCAGCGGAAGGCCAGATTGAAGGATACGAGGACGAATGGGGCAATGCTAACGTTGATAACATCTCTGTCCTGACTTACAAGCAGACAGACATAGAAGGACGCCCGGCTCCCATGCCACAGCGGGTGTCGTTTGCTCCGCCTCCTGCTGGTGTGCTTCAGGGAGCCATCAATGCGTCAATGGACTTGATGGATATAACCGGCATCCATGAATCAAACCTTGGCAAGCGTAGTAACGAGCAATCAGGCCGCGCTATCATGGCAAGGCAGGCAGAGGGAGACAACGCCACTTACCACTTCAGCGATAACCAGACACGAGCAATTAAGGTGCTCGGCAAGCTGTTAGTTGGCCTTATTCCTAACATATACGACAGCAAGCGTCTATTGCGTTTGCGCGACCAAAACGACAACGAGCGCGTTGTAACGGTCAACGCCAAGACGAAAGAAAAAGACGAATACGGGCGCACTGTTGAGAAGTTTTACGATTTAACGGCTGGCACTTATGACGTAACGGTAACAGCCGGAGCCAGCTTTGGCAGTCGCAGAATGGAATCTGTTGAGCAAATGGGGCAGATACTTCAGCAAAATCCGGCTATGTTCGGCGTGTTCGGTGATTTGTTTGTCAAGGCGCAAGACTGGCCGAATGCTGAGGAAATAGCTGAGCGTATCAAGAAAACAATTCCACCGCAGATTTTACCGCCGGAGCCAGAAGAAGGCGCACCAGAAATGCCGCCGGAAGTGCAGATGCAAATGCAGCAGATGCAGGAGCAGATGCAGCAAATGGACGCAGCTTTACAGCAGGCCGCACAGTCGCATCAAGAGCTACAGGCACAGCTTGATAACAAACAGGCGGAGCTTGTGCTTAAAGAGCGTGAGGTGCAGGTGAAGGAATACGAAGCTGAAACGCATCGCTTGGCAGCAATGAAGGAACAGAACGCTAACAATCCGAACGTGACTGATGCGGAGCTGAGCGAAGCCGACAAACTAGAAATAGAAATCGCCAAGATGAAGTATGAGATAGACGCGAAGCACCAGCATGATATGAGAATGGCAAAAATGCATCACGCCCATTCGCAAATGGCAGGAAATGAACTGGTAGATTCATGTGACGAAGAGGGGAATCCGGTGCCTTCAGAGCTTGCACAAATGCTACTAAACATGGCGCAAACGCAACAGGCCGCCACTGAACTATTGCAGCAAAACACGCAGCAAGTGGCAGACTTGGCGCGTATAATTGCAGCGCCTAAAGAGTTGATCCGTGACGCTGAAGGCCGTCCCATTGGTTCGAGGTCTATTCTGTGAGCTTAACAATCACGCACACCAAAACCAATACCATCCCCGACTGGGATCAGCAAAAGCTGGATGCCGCCATATCTGCTGGGCTGTATCCGCAAGGCACTAGACTGGCCGATATTGTGCTGCCTAGTGACTGGAACCACTCGCACGAAATAACGGATTTTTCCGGAGGGATGGCTGACACAACTCACGCAGCTACAAGCAAGGCGACTCCGGTCGATGCAGATGAAATTCCGCTTGTTGATTCTGCTGCGTCGAACGTGTTGAAGAAAATAACGTGGGCAAATGTAAAAGCAACGCTTAAAACATATTTTGACACGCTGTATATAGGAATGCGCTCAGGCACTTATGCGCAGATGATAGCGCTGTCAAGCCCACAAGCAGGGTGGTCGTTTTTTTGTACAGACGTTGGAAAAAATGGCTCAAACTGGACTTATACCGGCACATCATGGGCGCTGCAGAGTGAAATAAAATTACTGTCTACTTACCTTACATTTTTAAAGGCACCATCTGGGACTATTGACGTAACAACGGGCGTGTTGACTCTTGGCACTGCGTTGTCAAACACTTATTTGATGGGGCAGAGCAATAAATACTATATGTATTTTCCTGCTGGTGCGTGGACTGGTTCAACATCCGGCTGGTATTACGTGACAATGAGCAGCACAACATCAGGGCTTGTATACTCCAACACTTACACAACTGGCAATCCAGTGGTGCCAACATCGCCAACATTGGTTACGACAGGGGCAGGAGCCTATACCGGAGTGACCGCTGCGGTGCTTGGCCCGAATGTTTCGATCACTTCAGACATTTTAAATAATAGTAACGGAAGTAGGCTAAAAATATCTCTGCCGATTTCTCACAGCAATAATTCCGCAGGCGCAAAAACAGTAGCGCCCTATGTCAATAGCATACAAACCGCTGTATATAACGCGACAACCAGCACCAGTGGCGCATCAACTAGCGAAATTATAATACCCAACCCGTCTAATAGTACGGTAGTTGGCAATGGCGGATCTGGAAGTGGGTTTGCGTTTGGTTACGTGTCGCAGACAGGCGCGGCGCTTACGGGCGTTGTATTCGGCGTTTCGCTTACCGCATCTGTAGCTACAGATTGGGTATCAACATTCGGTACAGAATTATCTCTTTCTCCGTGAGGATAGCCATGAAACAAATGACATTTACGATGCCACAAGATGCGAAAGCATTTTTAGAACTTATGGCAACTCGTGATGCCAAGCAATGTATAAATGTTGGCGATAAATCCGTCATGGTAACGATATGCGATGGCGATACAGCAACAACCTTTCCGAGCATCACTGATATACAGATGCGCCTAGCACTGATTGATTTCGGACTTGCCGATGCCGCGGAAGATTTTGTCGCGCAATCCTCTGATAAAAAGATAAAGGCATGGTGGGACAGGGCGCTTAATTTTGAAAGGGATAATCCGATGGTGGCAGCGGCTGCAAATGCGATGGGGGTTTCTGGTGCGCAACTGGATCAGCTATGGATATTGGCAGCTACCTTATGAGCTATAAATCAGCAAACACCCACAGCGCGCGCAATGCAGGGCTGATAGCTGTTGGCATGATTGTGGCAATGATTGCTTGGGGTTTTACTGGATATTACGCAGTAATCCTGAGCGCATTATCCGGTGCAGCATGCTACATAAACGACAGGATGCAGGATAACGACCCGTCAAAGTACGATCCTTTGTGCACGCTTGCTGGCGGTTTTCTGGTTGCTGCGCTTATGTACATTCGTGGCGCTTATGGATATTGAGCAAACGATAGTAAAGCTGTTGCCGCATGACAAGTGTCTGCATTTTATCGCTGGAGTTGTGATATTTGCCTGTGCTCACTTCAGCATGGGACAGGATGCGCTTTATGTGGTGTGTGCTATTGCAGCGGCGAAAGAGGCTGTAGACGCAGGCAGGCACGGTGATGCATCAAACCTCGACATCTTCGCAACGATGACCGGCGGCATTGTCGGCTATTTGTGTTGGCTTAACTAATGATGTGCTTTGGTGCTTTCCAGAATTCAGGGTTTCAGAATAATGCCTTTCAGATGCGGGCACATCCTGAGCGTCCCGCTGGTGGTACTACAAAGGTTGACTGGTGGCCAGAGCGTCCTAAGTACGCAGAGGATCGCATCAAGGAGCTGCCAGACGTAGCACAGCAGGTCATTGCTAAAGCAGCAGAGAAGCCAACACAGTCAGCGCGTGAGTCTGTAATACGCAAAGAGCTGCAAGGCGTAGAAGATCGGTTTATTCGTGTTTACCTGGCATTGCTTGAACGCATGCTACAGGATCAGGCAGCGCATGAAGCGCACATTGCCTATGAGTTGGAGAAGGCGCGCATGGAAGCGATCAGGCAGGACGATTTAGCTGCGGCTTATTTGTTGCTGCTGTAAGTTTTAAAACTCCTTCAAATTGTTGTGACACTACTACGCACGCGGGTTTTCGTCTTATCTTCCGCATAGCCTCCTGATTGGCTCTAATCAGTGTAACCCATAGGGTGTCAAACAATGTCAGATGAAAATGAAGTCGTCCTCACGGGCGAGGCAGAGAATGCGCTTGAACCTGCACAAGCAAAAGCTGAAGAAACCGTTGCAGAAACGGAAACTCCTGATCCAGCACAGGAAAAAGCGGAGGCCGAGGCAAGAGCTGCAAAGCGAGAAGCACGGCGAGAACGCAAAGATTACTACGAGCTGAAAGCAAAAGCGGAATATCTCGAAAGAGAGCTACGCAGGCGCGAACAGTCAGGTAGTCAGGAACCGCAAAACGATGAAGTCGATGATATTGATGCCAGAGTTGAGCGCAAGATTGCAGAGATTAGAGCAAAAGAGGCAGAAACCGAGTTCGCAACTAAGCGTGACAAGGTGTTTGCCAAAGCTGCCGAGATTGGGGATTTTGATGGCGAGGACTTTCTGAAGTCCTACAAGGTTGGCGGAGTTACTGCTGACGCTATTTTAAAGTCTGACCACGGCGCACGAATTGCTCAGTATTTGTATGAAAACCCTGATGAGGCTGACCGTATAGCGACACTTTCACCGTATGGACAAGGTAAAGAAATGGCAAAGCTGGAGGATAAATTCTCTGCTTTGACAGTTAAAAAATCAGCGGCTCCCGCACCGATTAAACCGGTCGGAAGCAAAGGGTCTGGCGAAATTGTTTACCGTCCTGATATGACAGATGCGGAATATAACAAGTGGCTGGATCAACAACACAAATCACGTAGGGGTTAAGTATTATGGCTAACACAATTGCAACCATTGATATGCTGAACCGTTCAGCACTCAAGTATGCGCACGAAAAGCTTTCTTTTATCGGTAACTGTGATATGCAGTTTGATGCGTCTTTTGACGGGTCTACCAAGCATGGCGCTACTTTGCGCGTTAAGAATCCTGCTCAGTTCAACGTAACCAGCGGCACACGCGCTGCTACTGTTCAGAGCATCGTTGATACTACACAAACCATCACGGTCAACAGCCCGTACCATGTGACGTTTGAGTGTACTTCTCAGGACTTGTTGCAGGGTATCGCATACATGGACGAGGAATACATCAAGCCTGCATCTGAGCGCCTTGTGGCTCAGGTTGAAGCTGCCGCCATTTCTGACCTGACCAAAGCTGTAGCACAAACTGTTGGCGCTGGTTCTTACACGCTGGCCGGTGGCTATGCGCCTGGTACCGCTCTTTCTGATCTGGCCGCACCTTCATACGCTATGGCAATGCTGAATACTCAGTGCGCGCCAAGCGGTGATCGTTGCATCGTTGCCAATTCATGGGCGATGGGCACTATGGTCAATGGTCTGAAAGGCTTATTCCAAGACAGTAACCAGATCAAGAAGCAGTACAACGAAGGCATGATGGGTCGAACTTCTATGGCTGATTGGTATGCCAACGAGAAGACTTGGACTATGACTAACACTGCCGACGTAGCTGGCGCAATCAATGCCGGTACATTGACTTCAGGTGTAACCACTCTGACTGTTGATGCGCTGACCGTTGCTCCTACTGCTGGCATGGTGTTCACCATCGGTGATGGCTCCAATGGTTATATCTATGACGTTCATCCAGAGACTAAAGTATCTACTGGCAAGCTGAAGCAGTTTACTATCGTATCTGCTACTACTACCAGTCTGACTTTTAGCCCTGCTGTGATCTTCGACACTACTGATCCTACCCAGAACTGTTCAGGCACTTTGGCTGATAACCAGGTTATCAACTTCTACGGCTCGGCTTCTACTAGCTACGCACAGAACTTGATGTTCCACAAAAATGCCTTTGCGTTTGTCTCTGCCAAGTTGCCGCAGCTTGCATCTAACGATGACTGCTCCGTGCGCACTAGCGACAACCTGTCAATGCGCGTATGGAAGCAGTCAGACCTGCTGAATGATCGCATGTTGATGCGTATCGACTTGTTAGCTGGTTGGAAAGCACTGCGTCCAGAGTGGGCTTGCCGTATCAGTCAGTAATCTAAAAGCGGTCTGAAATATGGCCGCTTAACTTTTTTCGAGGGTTTTATCATGGCATTAGCAAATACATTAAATTCATATGCACAAGAATCTGGCGATCAGGCATGTATGGTTCGTGGTGTACATACGTCTGTTTACAGTGGCGAGTCTGCTACACGCACATTGCTCGACAAAGAATCAGGCGCTACTTTCCTGTTTGATTCTGCGGCAGGTATTGTGTACACGCTTCCGGCTCCTGTTGTTGGCGCTAAATTCCGCTTCAAGATTACCACTTCAATCACGTCCAATAGCGCGAAGGTTATTACAAACTCAGCGTCTGTATTCTTGGTCGGTGGCGTGTTGTCTGCTAACTTGACAGTCGCTGCATCTGGTGACTTCTTCGTGGCAAACGGAACTACACACGTTGCTATCACTCAGAACGGTACTGACACTGGCGGTTTGATTGGCTCAGAGTTTGAAGTTGAGTGTATCAGTGCTACACAGTGGTTTGTTTCTGGTGTTATCTGCGGTTCTGGCACTAACGCTGATCCGTTCGCTACATCTTGATCCTAGGCTATACCCTGCCATCTTAACGGGTGGCAGGTTTTCCAATTTCTATCGGGCTGAAGAATGACTACGCCATTACAAATAATCACGCGGGCACTTCAGACTATTAACCAGCTTGGCGAGGGTGAATCGCCTACTGCTACGCAGGCCAATGACGGCCTGATTTATTTTAATGATCTTGTACAGTCGTGGAATAACCAGAATCTACTGATTAATGAGATGACGTTTGTCACGCTGCCATTAACTGGCGCGGCTTCTTACACAATCGGAACGGGTGGCACTTTAAACACCGTCCGGCCGATTCATATTTCCTCTGCCTTCTATCGTGATGCGCAGAACAATGATTACTCTGTACAGATGTTGACGCGCGAGGAATTTGACGCGATACCGCAGAAAGGTCAGTCATCGACCATGGCGTATGCGCTGTATGTTGCGTACACCTATCCACTGATCACAGCTTATGTGTATCCGGTTGCTTCGACTGGCTCGCTGATTCTGAATTACGCTAAACAGCTTCAGGATGCCGCTACGCTGTCAACGACGCTGGCCTTGCCTGATGGCTACGAGCGGGCTTTACGCTTCGCCTTGGCCGCAGAGATGCAGTCAGAGTATGGCTTAGCTAATCCGCTTGTGATGCAGATGGCGGCGCAGTCTGTTGCGCTGCTGAAGCGCACGAACCATAGAACAAGAAAGCTGAACGCAGGCTCTCCCGCTAAATACAATATCTTGACGGGGTATTGATATGGGAGCTGTTGATAGGGTCGTAACACGCGAACAGATAATGAATTTACAGCAAGAGCTTGCGCAGTTTGAGCAGGTTGAATTTGAATTGAAGCATTACCATGCCAGAGGAATTTATGCCCGTGAGATTTTTGTGCCAGCCGGTGGAATTGTTGTTGGCAAGATTCAGAAATATACGCACATCAACACAATCAGCAAAGGCAGAGTAATTGTTATCACCGAAACCGGACGCATGGAGATAGTTGCGCCGTTTACGTTTGTTTCTGAGGCCGGTGCCAAGCGGTGCTGTGTAGTGTTGGAAGATACGATCTGGACGACTTACCATGCAACAGAGAAAGAATCGTTAGAAGAAATTGAAGACGAATTGATCGCGCCAGATTTTGGCGCGTTAGATGCGTTTCTGAAAGGTATAGAGGTGGACAGCGTATGTCATGGGTAACGATTGGAACAACTGCGGCGACTTTGGTGGGTGGCGCAATTGCCAGCAACAAAGCATCAAGTGCGGCAGATAAAGCGGCAAAGCAAAATACCAAGCTGACTGACCAACAGAAAGCACAGGTACAGCCTTGGGTAACGGGTGGTACACAAGCTAACTCACAGCTTAATATGCTGATGGGGTTGGGCACCAATGACACTTACGACAGCCTGTATAACCAGTACAAAGACCAGTTTACCACCTACAAAAAGCTTCCAACAAAGTCTAGCGGCGGATTCGGTGGCTCGCTGTTTAACAAGATCGCTGATCCGCTGCATTTGGGTGCTGATAAGCTTGATCCTATCGGCAATGCTGTAGGCATTTCACCGTTTAACTCTGCCAAAAAGTCAGGCTATAAGGCTATTTTCGGTGATAGCGAACAGCAAAAGCTGGACGCATTTGTTAAGCAGAAGCTGGCAGAGCAGGAATCTACACGCAGCAATCCGATGTATGGATACTTGACGCGCAATTTCACGAATGAAGATTTTGTAAAAGACCCGGGCTACCAATTCCGCATGGATGAAGGCATCAAAGGCGTTGACCGTTCAGCAGCGGCTCGTGGCGGATTGTTTTCAGGGCAGGCAGCAAAAGAGCTAGACCGCTACAGTCAGGGCTTCGCGTCAAACGAATTCAATAACGCCTATAACCGTGATACTACAAACAAGAGCAATTTGTATTCCAGAATGTACGGCTTATCTAATCAGGGCTTGACTGCTACAGGACAGGTCGGCAATGCGCTACAGAATCAACAACAGATCAATACAGGAATTGCCAACACGAACGCGGCTAACGCTATGGGTCAGGCAAGCACGTTTAACAATGCGATTGGTGGCGGGCTTAATTACTGGCAGCAGCAGCAGTATTTGAACAATCAGAAACCCACTATGGCATCACAGGGCGGGTATAAAACGGGTGGGTATTCACCTAATTGGAATGGCATGGGGACTGATTTCTAATGGCTGACCAATTCGACTACAGACTACTAGCGCGCGGCGTTGATCCCATCAAGTTGGATAATCCGCTTGATAATGCTTTAGCTGCGGCTAAAGTACAGGGCGCGCAATCACAGAACGCTTTGGTGGGCGCTCAGGCACAGCAAGCGCAACGGACTATGGGCATTCAGAACGAGCTGGACAACTTCGATGGTAGCGATCCGTCCAAGCTGTCGCGCCCTGCCCAGAAGCAGTTTGCATCCGAACAGTCTGCACAGAAAATGGCAGCACTAGATCAGCACATGAAGGTTATTGAGGCTGGCACACAGTTAGCGCAAGGCGCAACAGACCAAGCTAGCTGGGATGCATTCCGTCAGGAAATGGCTGGATACGATCTGAAAGCAGCACAAAACATACCGGCGCAGTTTGATCCTGCTACACGCGACGCGTTTGTGGTTAAAGGTTTATCTGTCAAAGACAGCTTTGCCAATCAGATGAAAATGCTTGAGATGCAAAGCAAAGACGCAGACCGACAAGAAATGATGAACTATCGGCGCGATATGTTGGATGTAGCTCGGATGAAAGCCGAAAAGCCCGCGGGAAGCAATAAGCCAATATTTATAGATACGCCAAACGGTAAAATGAAATGGAATTATGAAACAGAAACGTTTGAACCGGTATATGGATCAGACGGAAAGCCTGTGACTAAAGCGCCAACGTTTCAACAGCAAAAAGCTGAAGCGTCTGCATCCGCTGGCAGACAGAAAACCGTAGATGCGGCTGATAACATCATTAAGACGCTTACAGAATTAAAAAACCATCCTGGCAAAGATGCGTCACTTGGTCTGTCTTCGCTTAGCAACAGATTTGCGGTTCCAGGCGGAAAAAGCGCGGACTTTTTAGCTCTTTCCGATAAGGTTAAGGGGCAATTATTTCTTCAGGCATTTGAATCACTAAAAGGCGGCGGCGCAATCACGGAGGTTGAGGGCAAAAAAGGAACAGACTCTCTCGCATCACTTGATTATAAACAATCTCCAGAACAATTTGACAAACAGATAGATGACGCGATTGCTGTTGCTCAAAAAGCAAAAGATAGGGCTTTGGGTGGATTCAACGTAAATCAGAACGGAACCGACAATAGCGCTCAAGGCGGAGTGTTGCATGTAGATTCTGCCGGAAATAAGGCGCTTGTGTTTCCTGATGGCTCATATCAAGAGGTGCAGTAATGGCGTTTGATATTAGCACCGCGCAGCCTTTGGAAGAATCACCAGCAAAGCCCGCTGGTTTTGATATTTCTGCCGCCAAGCCAGTACAGGAATCTGCGCCTAGCCGCAAGGACGCCATTCTATCGGCGCTTGCTATTCCGCAGAGCAATACAGTCGGCGCTATCCGTTCGTTTGGCCGTGGCGCTTCTCTTGGCTTGTCTGACACGTTGGGCGAAGGTATTGCTGCGGCAATCAACACGCCAAGCAATGGCACGGTATCGGACTTTTTGAGTAAATATCCTGCACAGTTTGCAGCTGACAGAAACCAAGCCAATGCGGAGCGGGATCAATTCCGCACCGATAATCCTATGCTGGCGTATGGCGCTGAGATTGCCGGTGCTATTGCCCCTTCTGTTATATCTACTGGCATAGCATCTGGCATAGCATCACCATACACGACCGGCACAATGGCAGCAGCAGAGGCTGCTACGCCACTTGCCAAGCTTGAGGCTGGCATTGCTGCAATGAAGATTCCTGCGGCTATTGGAGCATCACAGGGCGCTCTATATGGGCTTAATGAATCAAACAGCGATAACGCACTGAAAGGAGCAGCAACAGGCGCAATTATAGGCGGCGGATTAGGCGCTGCCACTGTTCCTGTAGGCGCTGCTGCAAATGCTTTAATTGATAAAGCTATCGTACCTGCATATCAAAATATCGCTAATCGCATTAGCAAAACAAGCGAAGAAAAGGCGCAGGGCTATGTGCAAAAAATACTTGAATCATCCGGCATGACACCAGAGCAGGTCGCTGCAAAAATTGAGGAGTATGGTAAGGATGCGTCATTATCAGACGTTGCTACAGGCTTCCGTAGGGCAGAGAAACTTGCTTCTAATTACTTCAATCCAAACCGAGATGCTGCAAACGAAGCACTTAGAGCAAGGCAGGGCGGCCAGTATTCCGAAACAATGGATATCCTTTCTCGGGCATTTGGCGGTATTAAGCGCGATGATGTTAATAAAGTTCTAGAGGCAAACGCTGCGGAAATGGCTACAAAAGCCAGCCCGCTATATGCAAAGGCATTGGCTTCTGATGTTCCTGAATCTGTAATGCTTAAAAAGCTAGAGCAGGTTAAGCCTTTCATTGATGCAGCAAAGCGGTCTGGTGATTATTCGGCTGATGTTGATAACGTAGTAATGCAGCCAGTCTATGATGCTGTTGGAATGAAAACGGGCGAGAAGGCTGTAGCGCGCAAGCTAACCAATGCAGAGCAACTACACAATACAAAGCAGGGGCTGTATGCGCTCGAGAGCAAGGCTTATGCAAACGGCGACAACGCTTATGGCGCAAAAATTACCAAAGCGCGGGAAGAGCTGACAAAAGAGCTAGACAAACTGCCAGGTTATGCCGAGGCCAGACAGGTATGGGCTGGCGGTGAGGCAAACAAAGCGGCGGCGGATATTGGCACCAGAATAGATACCATGCCTGCCAGTGAGTTTACCGCAGCGATTAATTCAATGTCAGAATCTGAAAAGCAGCATGCTCTCTATGGTGCAATGAACAAAATAGGAACGCGAGTAGGCCAGAAAGCTGATGTACAGAATACTGCTGGAATGATGATCCGCAATCCTGAAATACGGGAAAAGCTGTCGGCGCTTGTTGGAAAGGATCAACTAGAGGAATTAGTCAAGAACTCCGCAAAATGGGACGCGTATACCGCGCGCAAAAACCTGATTACAACAGGGAACGTAACGCACGAGATGCAGATGGCCGAGGACGGTATGGATGGCATTGCAAATATGCTAAATAGTCATCCTAAAGTTGTCGCTGTAAAAGGACTTATACAGTCTATTTTATCTCCATATGCTTTGACTAAAGACACGGCAACAGAAGTTGGTCGCGTTGTTGGCCGTGACAACTGGCAGCCAGCGGAGCTGGTGAATTACCTTACAGCGCCAGAACAAAGAGCCGGAGTTACTAGGCAGGTTGTAGGCAATGCATTAGCGGGCAATGAATCATTGGCGCCAAAAGAGCTGCTGATTGATATGGCGCGCGAAGTCAAAAAGAAGCGCAAACAATGAAACGCTCAAACTTTCTCGGCAAGGAAATAAACTCAGGATGGCGCAATGTCACGGCGCAGGAGCGGGTTAACTGCTATCTGGAAATAACGCCACAGGGCGAAAAACAAAAGGTAGTAGCGTATGGCACTCCCGGACTTACCACATTCTGCAATCTTGGCGCTTTTCCTGTTCGTGGTGGAATATCGGCAAATGATGCTATTTATTGCGTTGTTCACTCTTTTTTTTACAAGGTGGATAACGCTGGGACAGCTACGCAGATCGGCAGTATATCAACGGATTCAGGTTTTGTTTCGATGTCTAGTAACGGGCTTCAGATTCTAATATCTGATGGCTCGCTGTCTGGTTATATTTACACATTTTCCACTGGATTGTTGACACTTATCACGGATGCAGATTATCCAGCAATCAGAACGAATTGCTTTGTGGATGGTTATTTTGTCGGCAATGAGATCAATACTGGAAAGTATTATATTTCTGGACTGTATGACGGCACATCGTGGAACGCTCTCGACTTTGCGTCTGCTGAATCGAATCCCGACAATATAGAGCGGGTGTTTGAGGATCATGGCGGCGTGATGCTGCTGGGAACCTATACCACTGAGATAGTAGGTGACAATGGCGGGCAGGACTTCCCATTCTCGCGCATTGGCTATCCGATTGAGTGGGGCCTGATGGCTCTACAATCTGTAGCCAAGCTGGGCGATCATACTTGCTTTCTGGCGCGTAACCGCATGGGCGAGTGTCAGGTAGTTTTACTGTCTGGCTATTCTCCCAATAAAGTATCTACGCCAGATATTGAAAGCATCCTTGCTAAAACTCGAGCGCTAGAATCCGCTACAGCATTCTCCTATATGCAGAATGGGCACCAGTTTTATCAGCTCAATACAATAGATGATTC